CAGGTTCTTTAAGTTCAACTTTCTTTGTAAAGAACAATCAAACTTGGACAAATATTAATATGACAGGTTCAAACAACGGAGCACTCGTTGGACCCGTTACAGTTTCAGGCACAATAACAATTCCATCAGGGAGTACATTCGTAATTTTATAATGAGTAAGTTAGAGACAAATACAATTGATACAATTTCAGGAAGCACAACTTTAACGTTGGGTGGAACGAATGCTACAACTATTGCACAAGATTCAGCAACCACAGTAACTGGTTTTAAATCTACAGGAATTGATGACAATGCTACTGCAAATGCTTTAACAATAGATAGTTCTTCAAATCTACAATTTAATTCTGGTTTTGGTTCTGTTGCAACTGCTTATGGTGTTCGAGTTTGGTTAAGATACGACCAAGTTAATAATGTTGTTGAAGCAAGTGGGGGTGTTAGTTCTGTTAGTGATGGAGGTACAGGAGTATATACAATTAATTTTACAAATACCATGCCAGATGCAGATTATGCACTTGGTGGATGGTCTGGTAGAAATGCAAATTCAATAGTTACTGGATCAAGTAATAATCATGCTGTTACAAATATTGTAATTAACACAGGCTCTATAAATAGTAGTGGTAATTTTGTACATGCAGATGTCGATGATTCAACACTAATAATAGTGAAATAATATGAAAATAATATATTTAAAAGACGATAATACAATAGCTTGTTTAGTTCCAACACCAGATGCTTTAACAACTATGACAATAGAACAGATTGCAAAAAAAGATGTTCCAACAGGAAAAGCATATAAAATTATTGAAGATAATGAATTACCTAGTTCAAGAGAATTTAGAAATGCTTGGACAATAAACGAATCAGAATTAACAGATGGAGTTGGCGACTAATGGCTATAACAATAGATATACCTAAAGCAAAAGAAGTTTGGAAAGATAAAATAAGAGTTAAGAGAACAAATGCTTTAGCAAAATTAGATATAGATTACATGAGAGCAAATGAAAGTGGTGCAGATACTACTTCTATTGTTGCAGACAAACAAACATTAAGAGATTTACCAAGTCAAGTAGATACAGCTACAACAACTGATGAAATAAAAGCTGTATGGAACGATATGTTAGGAGATAAAGAATAATGGCAGACGGAATTTTAAAAGTAGGAACAATAACAAACAGCGCAGGATCTGGTAACATTGCTATTGGATCAGGTGTTACTTTGCAATCTAACGTTCCAGCGTTTGAAGTTCATTTATCTGCTTCTCAAGCTTTGACAGATGATACTTTAACAAAAATACAATGGGATACAAAAGTATTTGATACTGATTCTATATATAATACAACAGATTATAAAGCGACTATACCATCAGGAAAAGATGGAAAATATTTTGTTTATGTACAAGGACAATGTCAAGGAGATGGAACTACTGGAGAAATTTTAGATACTAATATGCAGATTTATAAAAATGGTACATCTATTACAAGAACAACTTTCGGTGGAGATACAACAGCAACAGCAGACAGAAACACTTTTTTAACAACTTATACTGTTTTGGATTTAGCAGCAGGAGATTATTTAGAAATTTATGCATTAATAAATTCTGTTTCAGGTACTACCTCTTTTAATAATGCTTTTAGTAGTACTCAAATTCAAAGTAGATTTGGTGCATACAGGATAGGAGCATAATATGAGCAGTATTTTAAAAGTAGACCAGCTTCAGGATTCAGGGGGAAATGCAATTATTACTTCAAACGGTTCTGGTACATTTACTAGTAGCTTACCTAATACTGGAATTACAATGGCAGACCAATGGAGATTAACTGCTAATACAAATCAAGGAACTAATGCAGATGTAACTACTAATTGGGAAAGAGTTGATACAGATGGATATGGAAGTCTTGGAACAGGATTAACTGAAAGTTCTGGTATATTCTCATTTCCTCAAACAGGATATTATCATATAAATTTTACTGCTAGACTTACAGTTGATAATGGAGATTCTACAGCAAGTGTTAATTTACAAACAACTACAGATAATTCAACTTATAACACAGCTGTAGTTATGTCATCTGGTAATTTAGGAACAGCAGATATTTCGTCTAATATAAGTGGAAATTTTATATTTGACGTTACAAATACATCTACACATAAGTTTAAACTTACAACATTAACTTTTCATCCTGGAACACAAATAAATGGTAATTCAGATGACAACAGAACTCATGTTACAGTAATTAGATTAGGAGACACATAAGATGGATTATTTACAAGAAGCATTACAAACATTTAACGATACTAATGGAGTTAACTGGTATGGTTGGAAAACACATGACGACAATGGAAATAAAATTCCTAACTATGAACGTATGCAATACCAATACATTAAGATTATTAAAGATGGTGCAACTATGCCAACTGAAGCTGAAGTAAATGCAAAGATACAAGAATTAAAAGACGCTGAACAAGCAGCAATAGATAAAAAAGCATCTGGCAAACAGAAGCTAAAAGATTTAGGATTGGACGACGCAGAAATTAACGCGTTGATAGGAGCATAATGGCAATAACAAGAATAGGTAACCCAGCAATCGCAGATCAAAGAGGCGTTAATTTTAGGAATATAATAATTAATGGCGGAATGGACATAGCACAAAGAGGAACTTCGGCTACTGGATTAACAAATGGCAGTAGTGGATACCATACTTGCGATAGATGGAATTTTCAAGAAACTGGCGGGCCATCTTTTGTATTTACACAAACACAAGATACTGATGTTCCAACAGGACAAGGCTTTGCATACTCATTAAAAATGGATTGTACAACTGCTCAAGCAAGTTTAGCTTCTAATGACTTACTTAGAATACAACAATTTTTTGAAGGTCAAAATTTACAATATTTAAAATATGGAACTTCTTCTGCTGAAAGCTTAACTGCATCATTTTGGGTTAAATCAAATGTAACAGGAGATTATAATACTCATTTGTTAAATCAAGGGACAACTTTAAAAATTATATCTAGTACATTTACAATTAATTCAGCAGATACGTGGGAAAAGAAAATAATTACTTTTGCAGGAGACACTGCTCAAGGGTTTTTAAATGATAGTTTAAGGAGGCTTGAATTTACAATAACTCTTTTAGCAGGAACAGACTACACATCAACTGATGCAACTTCTTGGGGTAGTTACTCATCTGGTAAACTTGCTTACGGTCAAACAGCTAATGTTGCAAGTAGTACATCTAACTACATCAACATAACTGGAGTCCAGTTAGAGGCAGGCCAAGTTGCAAGCGACTTTGAGTTCTTGCCTAAAGATGTAAATTTACAGAGATGTAAAAGGTATTATGAAAAAAGTTATCCATTAATTAACACACCTGGTGCAGATACTGATGATGGAATGGTTTGTATAAGAATTGCAGGTTCTTTTAGTAATAAACCTTTTCCTGCAAGATTTTCAGTAGAAAAAAGAAATAATTCTCCAACTATAACTTTATATTCAAAAATAGGAGCAGTAAATAATATAAGTAATATGGGTTCTGGTACTAGTCATACATCTAATGATGGAATTACAGCAGTAGCTCAAGTTGGCTCTACTGGTTTTGCTTATGTTACAGGAGTTACAGGAACAAATACAGAAGGACATTGTCTGCATTATACAGCAGATTGTGAATTATAATATGATTATTGAAGTAGAAAAAAATTATTTAAGTGATGATGAAGGCAATTTAACAAATACTTTTGCTAATTCTTATAAAGTAACTTTTTCAGATGGGGTCATATCTCATGTTCCTAATTCTGAAGAAAACCGACACTACCAAGAAATTCAAGAATGGGTTAAGATAGAAGGCAATAACATCATCGATCCAGGAGCATAGACCATGCTCTTTGGTTCAACACCTTTTTCAACAATAAGCTTTGGTGGAAATGTAATATCAAATGCTCTTGTTAATGTAACAGGTAACAGAGTTAATTTTACAATTGGTAATGTTACAATTGCAGGTCAAGCAAGTGTTAACGTTACCGGTAACCGAATAAATGTATCTACAGGTAATGTAACAGTAGCTGCTGCTGCTATTGCTGCTGCAACAGGAAGTCAAGTTAATACTGCAACAGGAAGTGTTACTGTTTCTGGCGGTGCAATAGTAGGTGTAACTGGTAATCAGTCTAATTTATCTATTGGTAATGTATCAGTAAAAGTTGGTCAAACAGTTCCGGTAACCGGCATCCAGGCTAATATTGCAAATGGAACAGTTACTGTTACAGCGAATGCTACTGTTTCTGTTGTTGGTAATAGAGTAAATATAAACATAGGAAACGCAACTGTAAGCGGTAATGCAAACGTTAACGTTAATGGTAATAGAGCAAACATTGCAACCGGCACAGTTACTGTTACAGGTACAGCAGTTGTAAATCCAACGGGTAGTAGAATTAATCTTGCAACAAGTCAGGTATCTATTAGAGCATGGAGTGCTATTGACCCTAATGTGGATCAACAATGGGTAGATATTGCAACAGGAGCAACAAGTAATTGGACGGAAATTAACACACAAGCAACAGGTGATTGGGTAGAAATTGATACAACAGCTATCCCACCAAAACCGTAGTTGCTTTTGTTGAAAATTAATATAATATACAATATAAGGAGTGTAATATGGCATCAAGCACATCAAGTGATTTAAAATTAGAACTAATGACAACAGGCGAAAAGTCTGGTCAATGGGGTACAATTACTAATACAAACTTACAGATTTTAGAACAAGCAGCATCAGGATATTTACCTTTAGATGTAGCTAGTTCAGATGTTGCTTTAGCTTTAGATAGTTTTGCAACATCTAATGGTAAAAATTTATACTACAAATTAACTGGAACTTTAGCAGCAAACAGAACGGTTACTATGCCAGCTTCTGCTGAAAGAGTGTTTATTATAGAAGATGCAACTACAAGATCTTCTTCTCATTATACATTAAATGTAAAAGTTGTTGGTGAAGCAACAGGAGTAGTTGTTCCTGTAGGTGCTAAAATGGTTTTATATTCTGATGGAACCAATATGTTTTCTGGTCCAATGACAAAAGGATTTAATACAGTTACTTCTGCGTACACTGCAGTTTCAGGAGATCAAATTTTAGCAAATACAACTGGTGGAGCTATAACAATAACTCTACCTGCATCACCTTCTACAGGAGATGAAGTAAGTATTACAGATGCAAGAGGAACTTTTGCAACAAATAATTTAACTATAGATAGAAATAGTCAACCAATAGAAAGTGCTGCTACCAACGATATATTAATTACAAATGGTCAATTTGTTGATTTAGTTTATGTAGATGCAACAAGAGGTTGGGCTTATAAAAATACTAAAGAAAGAGGTTACACTACAGTCACTGCAAACGTAACCGCTATTGCAGGAGATCAGATTTTAGCTAACACAACAGGTGGAGCTTTTACTGTAACTTTACCCGCATCTCCAGTTGTTGGTAATGAGGTAGTAGTAATTGATGCAAGAGGAACTTTTGGAACAAATAATTTAACTGTAGCCAGAAATGGAGAACCTATCAATACAGGAACATCTGATTTAATTTTAAGTACAAATGGTCAAGCGATTACTTTAGTTTATGTAGATGCTACAAGAGGTTGGGCATATAAAACAAATACAGCATAGGGGGCTTAAAATATGGCTCTTGTCGATTTTAAAATACTACCAGGGATAGACAAACAAACTACTTCTGCAGGAGCAGAACAACGTTGGGTAGATTCTGATAATACTAGATTTAGATATGGTTTACCTGAAAAAGTAGGTGGTTGGCAATCTCCTGTAAAAAAATCAATGGTAGGTATCGCAAGACAGATGCATGCGTTCGTTGATTTAACTGGAAACAAATATATTGTAATAGGTACAGATAAATTTTTACTAGTTTATTTTGATGGTGCTCTTTATGATATTACTCCTTTATCAACAAGCCTAGGTGCCGGAACCATAACTACAACTGCATCTTCAGCTGATATAACTATTACATTAAATTCACATGGTTTAGTTGCAGGACAAATTATATTAATGTCTAGTACAACTCTACCTTCAGGTACAGGATATAGTGCATCTGATTTTGATGATAAATTATTTCAAGTAACTTCTATTACAGACAGTAATAACTTTGTAATTACACAAAGTTCAGCAGCAACTGGAAGTGCTGGACCAGGTGGAAGTATTACAGTAACACCATATGTAACTGTTGGACCACAAGTACAAACAATTGGTTATGGTTGGGGAACAAGTACCTGGGGAAATGGAAACTGGGGAGAAGATTCAACTGGAGAAGGAGTGGTCCTGGAGCCAGGCCTCTGGAGTCTTGATAATTACGGTGCAGTATTGATTGCAACTATTGCAAATGGAGCAACTTTTACATGGGACTCAACTGCTACAGATCCATTAACTATAAGAGCATCACAATCAACATCTGGATTTGAAACAACCTCTAACCCACCTGCATCTAGATTTACAATGGTATCACCAACGACAAGACACTTAGTTCATTTTGGAAGTGTTATTCCATCTAGTGGTTCACCTAATCCACAAGATGACATGTCAATTGTTTTTTCTGATCAAGAAAATATAAATAGTTATACTCCTACTTCTGTAAACACAGCAGGTTCTCAAAGATTACAAGACGGTACAAAAATATTAACTGCATTAAAAGCAAAAGAATCTATGTTGGTTTGGACAGACAATGCACTTTACAACATGAGATTTATAGGTGCACCTTTTACTTTTGGTTTTGAACAAGTAGGTACAAATTGTGGAGCAGTAGGTAAAAACGCAGCTGTTGAAATAGATGGTGTTGCATTTTGGATGTCATCAAAAGGATTCTTTGCATTTGATGGTACAGTTAGATCACTACCTTGTAGTGTTGAAGATTATGTTTACGACGATATTAATACAACGAAAGGTCAACAAGTTTTTGCAGGTATAAACAATTTATATACAGAAGTTATTTGGTGGTATCCAAGTGCTAATTCTGATTATAATGATAGATATGTAGTATATAATTATGCAGATAAAGTTTGGTACACAGGGACAGAACCCAGAACATCTTGGGTAGATGCAGAGATATATAATAAACCTTTTGGAACTAAATTTACAGAGTCAGGCACCGGTACTTTTCCAGAAGTAATAGGTGAGTCTGGATTAGGTAAATCACAATTATTTGAACATGAAATAGGTACAAATCAAGTAGATGAAAATGGTACTCCTACAACCATCACCTCTTTTATTAAGTCATTTGATTTTGATCTACAACAACAGGGTGGAGTGGTAGGTGAAGTATTTTTAGCAGTCAGACGTTTCGTACCTGATTTTGAATCTTTAACAGGAGATGCCACAATTACGTTAAATATAAAGAGATATCCTCAACAATCTGATTCAGAAAGTACTCTTAGCCCCTTTACAATTGATTCATCTACTGATAAAAAAGATACAAGAGCAAGAGGAAGATTTGTTAATCTTAAAATAGAAAACAAAGACTTGAATCAATCTTGGAGATTTGGTACATTTAGACTAGATATTCAACCAGACGGAAGAAGATAATGAAACCAGTAAGATACCCACGTAATAGAGCGACTAATCCAACATCTTTTAGAACCCCTTACACACCTCTATACGGAGATGTTTTAGATTACTTAGAAAGATCAGGACTACCTAGTGTAGGTGGTATATTTGATGATTATGATGAATCTAAAAATCCATTTATAATTGATTTTGAAGAATCAACCAGCTCTGATGATTTAGAAAAAACTGATTCACCTCTTGTACAAGCAACAAGAGGAGGTGGAGGCGATTTCAGTGTTTACAACCCTGATCCAACTAGAACAAGAACATCAGATGAATATAGTCCATACGCTTATAGACAAGCTGCAGAAAGAGATTTAATTGGAGACTTTTATTCTTCAGGAACTGAAGCACAAAAACTAATGGATATGTATCCAGAATATTATACAGGTCCACAATTAACAGGTATACCGGGTTTAGCTGCAGACTTTTTTAAAAATAGTTTAGTAGGCAAAGGAATAGCATCTCTAGAAGATATACTTCCTGTAAATAGAAGAGCAATACTTGAAAATGAAGCATTAGGTGCGGGCATTGCGCTAGATGATATTGGAAGAATTGTTCAAGGTTCAGGTGATTACGACAGTGCAGAAAATGTTATGGCTGGTTATAATTTAGCTCAAATAACTCCAGAAACAATTCAAAAAAGAAGAGAAACAATTCAAAAAACAATGAGTAAACCAGGTTATTCAGGAAACTTACAAGAAAGATTAGATGCACTTGATGATTTTGAAAGACAAAAGTTTGGAACAACTGGTGTAAAAAGTAGAGCGGATATGATTACTGAACAAAGATTAATAGAAGAAGATCCAACTTACCAATCATTTGATGATTTAGTTGCTGCAGGATTATTAGCAGGAGATGACGACGATGATGATTATGAGTTTAATCCACTAGATATAATGACAAAACAAAATAAATACTATAATCCATATGAAGTTGGATTAATTACAGCTCAAGAACAAAGAGCTAGATTAGAACAAATTCAAAGACAAAAAGAGGCTGAAGCTGAAAAAGCTAGGCAAGAAGAAATAATAAGAAAACAAATGGAAGCACAAAATATATCTAGAAACGAAGCTCAAGAACAAAATGAAGCAATTAGAGAAGATCAAGAAAGAGATAGTAATAGGGGTGGTGTTGGAGAGGGAGAAGGTGGAGTTGGTGCAACTGGTCCAGGATCTGGTGGGGGATATAACCAAGGTAACTTTTGTTTTGATCCAAATACGTTTATTCAAATGGCTGATGGCAGTGAGAAAAAAATTAAAGAAATACAACTTGGAGATCAAACAAAAGGTGGTGAAGTTACAGGTGTATTTCAATTTAAAGCATCTGATGAGATACATGATTACAAAGGCGTTACTGTTGCAGGTAGTCATTATGTTAAAGAAAATGGTAAATTTATCATGGTTAAAGACAGTCCACTATCTACTAAGATTGATAGAATACCAGTTGTGTATTCACTAGATACAACTGGTAGAAGAATATTTATTAACAATATTGAGTTTGCTGATTATAATGGCGATGGTGTAGCTAAAAACTTTTTAACAAATGCTGGTGTAGATTTAACTGGATTTGATAAAGAAGTATTAAGACAAGTGGAAAACAGATTGATATAATGTCTAAGATAGTAATAAGAATACCTGAACCAAGAACTGAATACGATCAGTCTACACAAAAACAAATAAACAGAGCACTGCAATCTGTGGTCGATCAACTAAATTCTACTTACCTACAAGAACTAAATGAAAAATCAGATAGATTTGCATGGTTTAAGGGTGGTGGAGGA